TTGTTGTAGTTTTAAATGAACCAATTGTATTTGATCTGCAAAAGGAATCATTCTCTTAACTAAAGAATCTATTTTACCTTTAGCCATTTTAGGAGCGGAAAGTAAATAAGGAGAAATGGTTTTTTGAAAAGAAGATTTTGGTCTAACCATATTCTTCATTAATTCCCATTTTATCAATTTATTAGTTCCTAAAACCATAACGCCCTCATACCAAACATCTATTCTTCTAGACGCTTTTTCAAATCTTTCATTTTCTTCTGGATTAAAAGAAGAGTCTTTTTTAATTGATCTTTGACCTCCTGTGTCTGTTTTTTTTATTTTGTAAACAACTTCTTTATCTGTTTTATAACAGAAATATAATAAAGAAACATTAGACTTATCTAATCCGCTTTGAGTAGATTGGTTTAAAGTTGTTTTATACCCATCAAACCTACTTGCCATTTTAGACATCTCTTCTAATTCGCTTTGAGATAAGTTAGGGTTTATTTTTTTTAATTCAGTAACATGAACGTTTTTTACTTCACCATAATAATAACAATCTTTAAAATTAGGATCTTCTGTTGGTGAGTATATTAAATTAACGGGGTCAACATATTCTATTTTAACTCCATCGTGAATATCAAAACTATGTTTAATAGCAGAAACCCCTAAAACAACATTATCTTCGGTGGTTCTATAAGAAAGCTCTTCGTAGTCATTTAACTCTAATAAACTATTAATAGCAGCTTCTTCTGCTATCTCTATTCCTTGTTTATATTTTAACTTCATATAAAGACCTAACTCCTCTGTTGTTCTTGGAAGTTCGTCTTCTGAAAAGTTAAATACATCAACTCCTGTTTGTTCTTTAAGTTCTTTTAATGGCTTGTATGCAACCATATCAGCCTCCATCTCTTGCCTAAAGTTCTCCCTTATATCGCTAGAGTATGCGTCAATAGCCTCAACCTTTACGTCATACAATCTATTCGATATTCCATTAACTACTATATCCACATATTTTGGGATAATAGCAACTGGAGTCCAATCTAAGTTCAAATAAGATAGGTCGCCGTTAACAGATAATTCGTTTTTATACTTTTCAACTGGCTGTTCAGCCCTGGCATAAAGCCTTCTTGTTAAGTACTCAGACCTCATCTCCCCATACAAGGAAGTTCCATGATCTCTTGAAAACCATTCTGATTCAATTGCCTGACCTACACGAAGACCGTACTCCAATGTTTCTTTCTCTTGATCCGAAGCAAATTGATTAGGAAAACCAACTCCAGAAGTAAACTTTGGGTTATTTATCATATCTATGTAATAATTTCACTAACAAAACCTTTGTTACTGTATTTTGCAAAGTTAATATTTATTTGATTACGTTTTTTTACTTCTCTATTCTTGTTACTCTGATTTGCCATTATAGCGAACCCCGAACTAACAGTCGCATCAAACTTTGTTCTATTATTAATATCATAGTTCGACCAGTCTAATAATGTTCTATTAAAAAACATATTTCCACATGATCCAAAATCAACATCTTCTTGGTTATTTATAATGCCAACATTATTCTCTATATAACTTTCTATAGCTTCAGCATGCACAGATATTACAGCGGAAGATGAAGGAATTCCTCCTAATTCTTTTTCTGACTTCGATAAAATATTTTTATGCTTATCTGGCCTATTTAAAGAAAAAGATCGATAACCTCTTTCTTTTAAATAATATAACAGACGAGGTTTATTGTTTTCTACTAATATTGGCATGCCGTAAAAATGTAAAGCCATTAAAACATCTTCGTAAAATATTTCAGCCGTCGGAGGTCTTGATATATATTCTAAAAAAAACATATTAGTTGGGCCATCATCCATATGAAACTTAGTCATTCCGTGTAGCGCTCCTTTTGAGCCTCCACCACCTACCGTTCCAGAAATATCATATGAGTCACATCCAAAAGAACCCATGTGTATATTTCCTGGAAATCTTTTAGATCCTTTCACAATCACGTTATTAACTAAAGCAGTGTTTGGAATCCAAGAATTAAAAAACCTACCTTTATTGTCTGGAGCCCAAATAACTTCAGTATCTCTTTCTCCATTCTTCCAATAAAAATTACCTCTCATTATATTGCTTTTTATAGCAAAAGAATCATTGTAATCTATTTGCTCATATAACCTAGTAAGATTGAATAGTGTGTTTTTTGATTCATCACGAAAGGCATGTGATTCTGTTTTAGGAAACTGTCTATAGAATTCATTTAAAGCGTCTGGATCATTCTTTAAGCCTTCAACCTCATTCTCCCAACTATCTAAAACTCCAGCCTCTATTATATCTCCATAAGAATCTTTAACTTGTTTTGTAGGTGTGTTAAATACAGGAAATCCATATTCATCTATATACCCTTCAAAGTTCCACTCCATTGGTATAAACAAACTGTAAAGACCAGACTGTGTTTGTCCATTTTTATTTCTTTGTGTAGCGTCTGAGTTTTCGTATAGTTTTTTAAAGTTTTCTCCACCTTTATCCAATGCATTAGATGTTGAACCCATCATGCATTTACCTATAACTCGTGAACCTAATCTTAATGTTGTTTTTGTAACCCTCCAGTTGTTGAGGATGTTTTCTGGTTTTTCCCATTTACCCGCTTCGTCGTGGACGAGGAGGGAAAGCTTCTCTCCATCATAGGAGTTATCCCCCGTGTTTTTCCAGTCGATGGTCGTGTCCAATCCTTCCATTTCTTGAGGTCTATCTTTTGAATCGAATCTCTTTCTGGTGAATTTTGATGCGGGAACTCTATAGGCAAGTTCTGTCTTCGGTCTATCCATACCGTCCTGTATTGGTCTGAAAAAGAATGGATAATTGATTGAAATTGGTACCACTTTATCTGTGAACATCTTCTTCGCATCGGCTCCAGATTTGGACAGTATCCCGTACCGTGAATCGGAAGATATGGTTGCCAAATTAACCGTCTCTGCGGATGCCATAAACGAAAAACCTGAACGTCTATTCTTGAGATAGCACATTCCATAACATCGCTTGTCTGCTTTACAAGCTTCCCAGAATATAAAGAATAATCTGTTGGCTTCTCTAAACTCTGGGTTCCCAATGTCAATTTTAGTCCACTGCAAGTACATGTAATGAGTGCCAGTAATATAAGTGCTAACGCCTTTATTTTTGAACCAATAACCCTCTTCACGTCTTTTAAATTCACTATCTATATATTTATGCCATTTTAATTTAAAATCATCTGGTAGATCTCTCCAATCAAAGATACTCTTTATTGCCTTTAGTTCTTTTGGATAATCTTTTCTGTTCCATTTTTTAGACTTTTCAACATCTAATGGTTTTGGTAATGCAATAATCAGGCCTTGAATAGAATAAATGTCGCCTATTTCTCCTGTTTTACTTATAACAATAACATCATACTCTTTATTATACCCATATGACCACAATTTTTTTTTATTGCGCTCTTTTAAAACCTTTTCAGGTATAATGTTTTTTACTACAGAGTATAAGGTTTGTTTATACATTACTTAGATCTTCTTTCAGCAAAACCGCTAAAACTTTCTTTTTCGTCTTTAATAGGCTTGTTCTCGATATAGCTTTTCTCTTGTTCTATTCTAGATAATATTTCAAATGCATCGAATATAGCTAGCTTTTTTGTTGCTGCTGCGTTTTTTAATCTATCTGCTGATATGTCATCTTCTCCCCCTGTAACTATTTTTTCTTTTGCTACGTTTATTAGTTCATCTACAGCCTCATGCCCAGCTTCAATTATTCTTTTCTTTATCTCATTTAAATCTTTCATCTATACTTATAAATTTAGTTTAAAATAGTACACACATCTTTAGTCTTCATTCTGTAAAGGGTTTCGTTGTTTACAATAAATTTATACTCACTGTCTTTACTGAAGTTTATTTTTGTATTCTCATTAACCCCCATATTTCTTAAAGAGTTGTTTGAGTATACGACAATGCCAGTGTTTTCCTCTAAACCTTCTTCGTGAAGATATTTGTTTTCTAGAGAAACTGGTTTAACAAAACAAAACTCATCAACAGAATTCCATTTTTTTCCATCATGATATAAGTAAAATTGACTTGGATCTATAAAATAGATATTGTCTTTAAAGAAGTTGGGAGACTTTCTTGGCCTCCCTTTCATGTCATAATATATTCTAAAAACATTATGATGTACTACAATAATATCGC